AGGGTATTTAAGCGTAAATTGAGCAAATTTTTCTTGAGTAGGGTTGTTTATAGTTTCCTCTAAATCAACCTTATATTGCGCTGCTTGAGTACGTAAATCGCTTGCCTCTTTAGCTTTAATGATTGTGTCACTAAGCTCCTCGATGCCTTTGCCAATATCTACCTGCGGAAACATTCCAGCATAATCAATCGGTTTCTGTAATGGATTTATAGCCATATAATTTTCCTAAAAAACACCTGCAGATTTCATACCTGCGACTGACTTACCAATGCTTATTAAATCACCAAAGGCTTGTCTATTTACATTGCCCCTAGCTATTTGACCGCCAGCCGTAGCTGCACCTTGGTTTGCAAGTAGGTTAGCAATTGAGTCTGCTGAAGCCATGCCTTGTTCAGCTTGACCTGCTGCCGATGCTTGACCTAGTTTAGTAAAGCCACCAAGCCTACCGTATTGTTGTTCAATGAGTGAGTTAAGTATTTGCGGTCTAAATTCACTTAAGGCTGCTTGCACATTACCACCACGCAAGCCACCAGTAGCAGCAGCGTTTTGTAAGATAGCACTTTCACCTTGTCGTGTTAATGCTTGAAAAATAGGGGATTGTTCTTGTTGAGCTATTGCTGCAGCTTGAGCCTCTGGGCCAGATAAACCAATCAATGCTTTTTGAGCCGCCATTGATTCAGTACCAGCAGTCACATACGGTGACATCAATTCGACTAGCTTGTCAAACTGTCTGCGTTGTTCATCAATGCCAGCCTGTGCAGCCGCAGCTTGCGTAGCAGCACCAGCTTGTGCAGCCTTACCAGCCGCCTTAGCACCAGTAATACCGCCAACTACATCACCAACTAAATCGCCAACAAAACTCATGCTGTTCTCCATTCCTGCCGAGTCATGCCCAGCACATAAACGTCTTTAACTATGCCACCTTGTACACACGCACAACGTCTGCAACCTTCGTTTTTAAAGCCTAGTTTCAAAGCAAAGTTCTTTGCCGCCTCTAAGCCTTCAATAATATAAACAGTTACACGCAAAATAGGATGGGCAAAAGCCCAAGCTAAACACTTCGCAGCTAATTTGCGTGATTCTTTAATTGATGATTTTTTAAGCAATGAGTGTAACTCTAACTCAACTGCACTTTGTTTAATAATCATAAATGCGCCAGCAAAGGTTTTACCTATCCATGCGGACAAGTAAGTAACATTAGGATGGATGATGGGTGCGGCAGGGCGGTGATCGTGACCAATCTTATTGATATAAGGGTCAGCGTACACTTCCAGCAAATGCTCGTCTGTAATTGATTCTGTAACAGATACTAGCATCATGTCTCCTAATAGGGCATTGGGAGCTGCTGGTTGCTCAATAAACTCAGCGCACTTATTTTCTCACACTGACGCATTTTGTCAATCATCCTCTCTATCTTCCCATGCCTGGCACACTCGCATATCATTACAGATGAAGTTTAGCTTTTCACAGTGACCTCTAAATCCATAGCCTTCGTCATATCCAGCCATAGGGATGCGTTCAATCTTAACCTGCGTCATCAAGCTATTGTCATAATATTCACAGTTAGAGCAGTGCTTACGTCTAGCGTCTTTTTCATCGCATTGCATAGCTTCAGCTAATCCAGCATAAAACTCTTTATTCTCGCTTGGGTCATTGCTTGGCATTTCAGGGCCGTAGTTCCAATCCTGCACTGCTATTACAAAGTTCTTTTTGTTCTCTGCGGTGGTTACAAATTCCTCCTCAGATGGCAATCCCATAAAGTCTTTAGGCATCATTAAAAAATCTTTCATAGTAACTCCTTAAGTAATCTCTCTGCCAGATGCTCTAATGGTTAAAGCAGTAGCAGTGCCAGTTGTTGAAATAAAGCCACCAGACGCTAATACTTGACCAACAAGCTCTGGGAATGTGTAAGTTTCATCTATTGCAATTGAACGAGTATCCACGATTAAGTTAGTAGTACCAGCCGCACCGCCTGAGCTTACTAGATTAACGCTAATCACAGCGATTGCTGCAGATGTATTTGTAGCTGTAAACTTATCAATGATGGCTGTACAGTTAGTCGCAGTGTATTGCGTAGTCTGTGCAGCTTCCATTTGTTTAGATGCTATGAGTGGTTTTGCTATTACTGCCATTTTGTATCTCCTTAAACCGCTTCTGCGCCACTAGCGGTAATGGTTAAACCTGCTGAAGCTGCTTGTATTTGAATTGTATCACCAGCGTTCATTACTTGTATGCCATCATATTGCAAAGTGTTATTTAGAGGCACTGCAATATCGTATAAAAATGCGTTAGCCGTTCCTGCTGCACCTGCTGATGGCACTAAGAACACTCGCACGTTAATAGCGGCAGCAGTCGTATTAGCAATGCTTAACTCTTTAAGCAATGTGCGTGTGGCTGCTGGTACAGTATAAAGCGTAGTTACGCCTACTGTGATAGCAGCTTGTCCTAGCTTGGTTGGGGTTATTACATCGAAAGCCATGTTAGCACCTGATTTGAACGCACTCGCGCTGTTTGGTTTGCATACGGTAATATCCCATTAACATCATGTGATAATTCTACATTATTATGTATTGGTGCTAGTGCCATCATCTCTACTGTATTTGATATACGAGCAAAAGAATCTAAAGCCTGAACACCTTTGTTGTCACCATTAACTGCTGTGTCTTGTGCAAGTCTTAGTATTTGCGCTAGAGCATCATTAGCCGTTGCGTTTGCAATACCAGCTTCAATACTGATACCAGTAGTATCTGCGCTTGGTGCAACTTGGTCAGCAACCGCAAACAATCTCTCAAACTGTTTTATCTGTTCAAAGTCTTGTAAGAAACTAGCAAGCTGATCGCGTGTTAAACTTAGTTTTTGTGTAGCCATATCAATACGCCAATGGCTCTAGTTGCGCTTCAAGTCTAACGAATGATAGGTGAGCATCACTGTTACCTTTAAAACGCTGTATGCGCCAGTTTCTCATGTGACCTTGCTGAAACCATGTAATACGTTTTGCTCTATTACCTGTCGTGCCTACTCGTATTGATTTTTCTTGACTCCAATTTATGCCATCAACTGAATAGCTACTTGAAATCATAGGGTTTGTATTTAATGCAACGCTGCCCGTTAAACTAACAAGCTCTAGCTGATTAAATATAACGCCACGACCTTCGTTATAAACAATCATTGTGCCAAACTCCCATCTAACAGTATCACCCCAGTGAGTGCCGATAGTATCAACCAAGTAACCAATGTTACTAGATTGTGGATCACCCACTAGCCATCTGTCATAAGCCCAGACTAAATTACGTGCGCGGTATTGGCTGTAATCAACAATGCTAGTGGTTAAAGTAAACCATACGTTTTGACCTAATGCCTTTGTAGCGTTTGCATCAAATACAATCGTGCGGTCTGGCAGATGAATATATAAATGTTGATGCGCTCTATCATTACGGGCTTCTAGTTTTACCAATGCTAATTGCGCTTCAGTATAACCTAATAGAATCTCATCAATCTCTTGTGTGCTAATCTTAGTTACTTGTGCATTTGCGCCTACATAAATGCTTGGTGCTTCATTACGCCCACTACCTAAAAATGCTATGTTCTCAATAAATACGCAACTAGCAAACGTACCTACTACGCCCTTTTGTATTTGTGCGCCATCAATACGTTGAAACGGAAAGAACTCACCGCCTACGTTATCAAACACCTCTATGGTGTTACGGTTAAGTGCATACACTTCATTGCGTAGTTTAAGCAAAGCAACAACTGGGTCTGGGTCAACTTCAGACGAACCATACTTTAATGGATTAACTTGTGTTGGATCTGTAAGCTCAGTTACGATTAGGCTAGTACCGTCAGTGGTCATAAAATAACCATCTACCCATACAACGTCTAATACAATACCTAAGTCTGGGTCAGTTACTTGCGTTAATGTTGATGTTAATGGATTCCAATAGTACAAACGTGTACCAGATACGATAGCTAGTAAGTCAAAGCTATAATCAAGTGTTACCAATGTATCAACTGGGCCACCAACATCGCCTAGAACCGCTACTGTGCCATCACTAGCCACTGTAACGAGCTTAGTACCCATCACACGATAGCAGATACCATTCCAATTGATACCGCCTCTATCTACACCAGGGCCAGTGCCATTTGCCACTAAGCCATCGCCTGGGCGTAAGAAACCACCGCTAATGCCAGACTCGATTGGGACTGGTACTAAATTGATTGGATAACTGGTGCGTAGCTCTGGTGTGTTATCAACAAAGATGCCATTTAGGATAGGGATTTGCATTATTTTTTAGCTTTATTACGTGTGGTGATTGCTTTGGCTTTAGCCTTTGCATCGGCTTTAGAGGTTGCGCCCCAAGCCTTTAGTGATAGCAACAATCGGGTAGGTTCGCCATCTTTATACTCTGGGCCAGCATTGCCAGCCATACGTGCTAGAAAAGATGCTCTGCGAGGATTGTCACCAGACTTAACAGGTGCTTTTAGATTGCCACCAGTCTCTTTGTTATACGAGGCTCTGCCCTTAGCGTTCAATCCACCTTTAGGGTTTTGCCCAGCTTTAGTTTGCCATACAGGTGATTTCATCTGAATCTCGCTACTTTCTTAGCAATCTTTTTAGGCTGTGCAACGGTTTGCTTACCAGCCTTTGTGCCTTCACGCTTGGCTTTGGTTGTTGCAGCATACTCGGCAGCGGTCAATGCTTTGATAGCTTTCTCTGGCAAATACCGTTCACCAGTCTCAGATGATGGCTTACCTGACTTAGTGCGCCAGTTTTGCTTGCCCCAATCTTTTAGACTTTTTTGTGAAGGTTTCATTTTTTCCTAGCCTTAAGTGGAACTTTAGCTAACCTGCTTTTATTTGGTTGCTGTTTAACTGGGATGCTTGGTTTACCATTAGGCAAAAAACGCATGATGCACTCCAGTTATGATTTATAACCGCCACCCTTAGCTTTATATTCCCTAGCCAAGAGTTGCGCTTTTCTAGCAGACCATTCATTTGGCTCACCACCAGAAGTGCCAGCCTTAATTTTCTCAAACAATGCTTTACGCATAGTTGGCTTAGTATAAACCCCAGCTTTATTAACTGTGGATTTTTTAGCTGGCATTATGATCTCCTAAGCTAACACTGCGCCTCTAAGTGATACTGCCCACCAATCAGTGCCGATGTATTGCAATTGGCAGCTATCACCTACAGCATTGAATGTAATGGTTGTTCCAGCACCTAAGTTAGTTGGCGTTAAAACACCAGTATCACCACCAGCCGCTTCAGCTACATAAACTATGTTCTTAATCTGACCTTGTGCGCCATTAGCAAGCGTTAAAGCATTACCGGCAGCTGTTGATGTGAAAGCAGTTGTGTATGTAGTTAAATTAACTGCACCTGGGCCACCTAATGCTTGAACAGAACCATTAATGTTGTCAAATGTTGGGCCAGTAGCGAATACATTAGCACCAGTGCCTGTTTCATCGGTAAGTGCCGCAGCTAAGTTTGCTGATGATGGTGTAGCTAAGAATGTTGCTACATTAGCAGCAAGACCAGACACGCCAGTCGCAATAGGCAAGCCGGTACAGTTTGATAAAGTTCCGCTTGCAGGTGTTCCTAATACTGGTGCAGATAATGTAGGGCCTGTGCCAAATACCAACGCACCTGTACCAGTTTCATCTGTTACAGCAGCAATTAAGTTAGCACTGCTAGGTGTTGCTAAGAATGTAGCTACGTTTGCTGCTAGACCAGATACCCCAGTAGTAATAGGCAAACCAGTACAAGTAGTCAATGTGCCACTTGTTGGTGTGCCTAAGATTGGCGTTACCAATGTAGGGCTAGTGTTAAATACCAATAAGCCTGTGCCTGTTTCATCAGTCATTGCAGCACGTAGGTTTGCGCTTGATGGTGTTGACATCCAGTTTTGTACGCCAGCAGCATAGGTTGTTTCAGCGTTAATTTGATACCATGAGTTAGTTGGCTGATAGAATCTAATCGCTGTCGCTGTTCCTGCTGCCAATGAAACCACGCCACCAAAAATAGCAGTCGCACCATTTAACGCAATCGTTAGTGATGTGATCTCTTGAGTAGTGGTAATAAGCACCGTAGTGCCATCAGGCACGCCAGTGTTAAGCGGTAATGTAATAGTTCCAGCAGCAAGCGTTCCAGCAGGTTGTAGTAGCATCCATTGGTCATTACTTACTGGTGTAGGGACTGTGATATTAAAACCAGTCGCTGGTACATATAAATTGGTTGATAGTGTTGGTGATGCAAATGTCTGCTGAAAGTATGTCAGCAAACTACCGATTGATGTTCTACGTGCATCGCCATTGTTTGGTGAGTAAACAGGTAACTGATCACCACTTGAGATTGTGTTAAGAACTGGTAATTGATTAATGGTTGGCATGATAATCCTTAATTATATTCAAGTGGGCCGTCTGGGCCAGCATCAACTGGATTGTATGGCGGTCTGATAAACGGATCGTCATATACTCTCCAAGGTTTATTACCTGAACCTGCTGGCATGGTTGCTGGTAATTGTTGTTCTAGTGGGAATGTTGCGCGTTGTAATAGGATGTCATAACCCTGTTTAGCAGTGGTCTTAGTTTCAATCATTACTGTTTTGCCATAACTTGGTGCTAGACGTATGGCTAGACTACAGATAATGGCTTCATAAGCTGAATCAGGTACGTTAGTTTCCTCATCAAGGTCACTATCTTGTGGGCTGGATGGTATTGGATAGGCAAGCCTTATCCCTTTAGCGTTCCAGTCAGCCATCATTGCATCAAGTCTGCGTAAGGCAGATTCTAGTTGCTCTGGTTGCATATCAAAGACATAAGATGCTAGACCGATTTCATCTA